TTGTGTATACATGTTATTGTGCTCCAGTGTTATTGTTGTTTGTCTTATACTATAGAGAGACACAGAACATTTGCAAAAAACTCGTTTAAAAACAGTAACTTAGAGCAACTTTTAAAAACTTGTTTAAAATCAATAACTTAGAGTAATCTACGCAATTTTATCTTTGTGAATAACAGGCAGGGTTCATTTTGTATCCTTAATAAAAAGGATAAAAAATAAGGGGCAAGCCCCTTACCTTACAAGGATTCCATTTTGCTAAAATCCGTTTCGCTTCGCATAATATCGTTTATTGCTTTAATATGCTCGTTGCTATCTTCGGATACTTTCTGCAAAAACAACATAGTTGTAAAATCATTCTCTACTTTGTCGTAATACTTATAAAACCCGCTTAAATTATCTGTGCCGTTGTACTCTTTGCCCTTATGTACAATTTCATTTTCTTTTGCTATCTGCTCTGCGAAAGAGTTTAAAATTTCCGTTTCTATGTTATTCGCTTCGATTGTCTGCATTATGTACATTTATCTATATCCTTTTTTAGTTGTTTGTATACTATAGAGAGAGACACAACATTTACAGAAAAAGCCTTTAAAAACAGTAACTTAGAGCAACTTTTAAAAACTCGTTTAAAATCAACAAGTTACAAGCACTTTGTACAATTCTATCTCTGTGAATAGCGGGCAGGGTTCATTTTGTAACCCTAATAAAAGAGTTAAAAAATAAGGGCTTGCGCCCTTATGCTTTACAGTTTAGCAAGTAGGAAATAAAACCCGTCTTGCTCTTCAAAATACAATCCGCTTAAATTTTGCCCATCGTAAATTCCTGCATTGCTATAATCCGATCTGCTTTCGATTAATTTGCTATCCCTTGCAATTCTACCTGCTTCTGTATTACCGCAATTCCATGTGTTGTCTAAATCTTTATTTGCTGTTTGTGTAATTTTATACATTTTACTTATCCTTATACTTTGTAGGTTGTTAATTCTATATCTAAAAATCGCGTGTAAACGTGCGCAATTTCATTTTTAATAAGTGCGTAACATGTTGCGTTTATAACACGTTGCAAAAATTTGTTTCTAATATGCATTTCTATTCCATTTTTTGTGTTTGTACACTATAGAGAGATAGACAACATTGTAAAAAAAAGCCTTTAAAAACAACGAGTTATAGCAACTTTTGGAATTGTAGCGTGTAGAATATGCGCGTTATTATAATGTCGAATAATAAGGGGTAAAATATACACTTAGAATAAGGTCAAAATATAGCATTTTAAGGCTCATTTTGCGCGTATATACGGGCGTATTTTGCGCATTAATAGCAAGGTATAGGGTAGGGTAGCATAATGGTTTAAAATCCCTAGTCTGCACAGAGAGACAAGGATATAATTAATTTTATTTTTGGTATTTTAGGCATGGTTTTTGCATGTAAAATTAATTTTTATTTTGCAATTTTAGGCATGATTATTGCATGCAAAAATTTTTTGTTTATTGTACACTTTTCTGTGAATGGCGCGCAGGTATCCTCCTCAAAAATTAATTTGCTTTAAAAAAAGAGAGGTTTTTAACCTCTCTTTGTTTCTAGTTTACTTGTATCCTTTTTTAGCAAGAGCCTTTTCTATGTATTTTCTATCGACTATTTTACCGATGTTCTGTTTTTTAATTTCTTTCTGTACATAAACAACGGCTTTATTAAAAGATAATGCCTCTCTGCGAGCCGTTGCGCTTGCTCTGCTAAGCACTTTAGCAAGTGTTAATTTAGGAGCGCGCTTTACAATGCGGGTGCGTACCTTTTTATTTTTTGTAAGTACAATGTCCTCTATATCGAAAAATTTTATAATTTTTGCGCGTGTAGTAATTCGAGCGTTATAACTTTTTCCTATTTCTTTAAATTCGGCTGTTCTATCTTCCAAATTTTCTTTCTGCATTGCACTTTTGCGCAGTATTTTTTCTTCGGGCGTATATTCGTTTATGTACGGAGTATTAATCTTTTTCGTTTCGGTAATGTCGCTCTGTACTATTGTATCCGATACGCACGAATAGAAAGAAAATGGATTTTCTTTGCTCTCTTTGTAATTTGCTGTATCGGTTGTAAATGGATAATAAGATTCTAGCAAAACTTTCGTTTTATTCGTTGTATCCTTATAGTCTGCATTTTTATCGCCCGTAACCCTTTTAAAATATTTGTCGTATTTCTTTCTGCTGTTCTACCGTGTTACTTTCTAGTAGTTCGGATAAATTATCTCTATTTTTTGCATTGCCATTATATTTGTAAATCGCTGTTTTATATAGGGTTTTATGCAAATTTGCATAAAATAGTTTACTTATAATAAATTCGTTTCTTGTGTGCATAGCGTGTAAGTCATTGATTTCGTTAGTCATTTTTGTAACTCCATTAAGGGTGGTAGAAAACAGGGAGGTTGTAAATCTCTGCTGTTTGTTTTAAGAGATTTAATTTTAGCACGTTTTTAAGTAAATTGCAAGCGATTCCAGAAAATAAGTGTAATTAAATTTTATCGTTATAAATCAACAAGTTACAAGCGATAAAAATTAATAGTTAAAATACGCGCAAAATACGCGCAAAATAGCGTATTGTATTCCAATACATAGCAAGGGGATGCCGTTGCAATTTTAATCCCTATATACCCTATTAGTTGCATGTATAGAGCATAGAAAGTACCATTTTAGGTGCTATGCATAAGGCGCGTTTCTATGCCGTTTTCGAGCACAATAGCAAATATATCCCTATGCAATTTTTGTGCCGTATATGCATTTTATAAAAACATTGCATCCACCCGTTTTTTATGCTATATAGAATACCCTAGTAAAATGAAGGGTTATTCGAGCCTGTATTTATCGCAGGTTATTAATAACCTAGTAAAGTGAAGGGTTATTTTATTGCACTATTTTGGTGCATAGCATTGCATAATGCAATGATCGCTCGTAGTAGATTCTAGCCCGTGTAAAACGCGCACAGAGAAATTATCTTTCTACCCTAGGGTTACTATAGAAAGAAAAAGATAGAAAATGTAATGAAATCAATAACTTACAATAAATAAATAATGCTTGCTTTTTTAAAATTTATCTGTTATTTTTCTTGCACCATTTCGGTGCAACAAAAGCTACCCCCTATTTTCCCCTATGCAAAAATCATGCCCAGGTTACCTAACCTCCTCCCGAAATCACTTTCTAGCATATCAAAATACAATCAATCCAACACTAACTAAACAAAAACACCCTCCCCACAACCCCAACAACACAAAAAAGCACAAACCCCTTGCATATATATAAAAAATACCCTAATCTACACCTAAACACAGGAAGGCCACATAGCAAAAGGCAAAAGAGTAATAAAGTACATCAAGAAAGCAGGGAAAGAATACAAAGAGTACGTGAAATCCTACGTAACCCTAAACAATCTCACACTGAGAGCAAACATACCTCTAAAAATGACTCTAAAAATCTACTTCAAAGACAAAAGAACAAGAGATATAGACGCTCCACTAAAATGTCTCCTAGACAGCCTGACAGAAGCAGAAGTCTATGATGACGACTCCCTAATAACAGAACTAAACATAACAAAGTCAATTGACTCATCTAACCCTAGAGTGGAGATAACACTTGAAGCTTCTTGAGCCACTACACACACAAGAACAAATCCTCTTAGATGAAGACTCAGCGGGACTCCTATTCGTAGGAGGACTAGGATCTGGTAAAACCTTCATCCTATTAACAAAGATGATGATTGCAAAACTGCAATACCCTAACCATGATCTCCTACTAGTAACACCAATTTTTGCTCTTTTCAGAGACGTTCTAATACCAACAATAACTGAAATCCTAGATGACACAGAAATTGTCTTTAGAGCATCTAAAACAACAGGTGAAATCTTCTTTCCAAACATAGGTAGAGGAAGAGTAATTGTTAAATCAATGGACTCCCCTGCAACAATAATTGGAATGAACGTAGTCTCTGTATTTCTAGATGAACTAGACACAATACCTCTAGAGAAAGCAGAAGAAGTCTGGCACAGATGTATGGCTAGAGCAAGAAAGTCAGTTGTTAGAGTGAACATAGACGGATCACCACACTTACAACCAAACGGACAACCTTACTTAGATGAAGATGGAGAAATCTTAAAAGCAACTAACCAAATGGTTGTAGCAACATCTCCTGAAGGATTCCGCTTTTGCTATAAAATGTTTCAAAAAGAACCACCTCCTAACTACAGACTAATAAGGGCAAAAACAGAAGATAATCCTTATATTTCAAAGTCATACGTAGCAAATCTTAGGGCAATCTATCCTAAACAACTAATAGAAGCCTATTTAAACGGAGAATTTGTAAACTTAAACTCTGGAAACGTATATTCTGAATACAGAAGAGACTTATGTGAGTCAGATCACATAATAAGAATAGAGCCTACTAGCGATTCACCTAGAGACACACTTCATATAGGAATTGACTTTAACGTAAATAACATGAATGGGATAATATTTGTTGAGCGTAAACCTCTACTAAGTCCACCTAAAGATTATGCCTATGCGAAAAGAAACACATTTCACGCAGTACACCACATATCTGGAGCGAGAGATACACCAGAATTAATTGAAATAATAATGAATAAGTGGCCTTTACACCAAATAATCTGTTACCCTGATGCGTCTGGTAAAGCAGTTTCATCTAAAGGCATTACACTATCAGATATATCCCTACTAAAAAAAGCAGGTTTTAAGGTCATAGCACCAAACAAGAATCCTAGAATTATGGATAGAGTTCAATCAGTAAACTCTGCATTGAAAACAGGCATACTAAAAGTAAACTCTACATTATGTCCTGAAGTAGCAGAAGCTCTTGAAATACAAATATATAATGTAAAAACCGAACTACCTGAGAAAACTTCAAGTTCAGAAAACTCTATAGATGATATAAACGATGCTTTTGGCTATCCTATATACCAAATATTCCCTTTGATACGAAAAATCATAAAAAGGAAGAAATTAAGAGGATTATAATTGCTTTTATTAGACAAAACCCTTGTATACTAGTAATTTCTAGCATATACTACTAAAAACATAAAAAGCGGAAAATAATATGTCAATTTCATTCCCTCAATCTGTAAGAGTATCTCTCTTACAGAAAGTTATGACACAGAATAATGATTTGTATGGTGGCAGAGATGCACTTTATACTAACAGAAAGCTTTATGTACCACAATTAGGGGATCAAGATGATGACGACTATGATGCCATGGTATCTAGAGCACCAGTTTATGTCCTATACCCTGCTATAGTAGAAGGCTTTTTGGGAAGTATCTTTACAAAACCACCTCAAAAAGTATTGCCTGATGACGAAATCTATGATAACATAGACTTACTAGGCAATAATATAGATGAATATTCTACAGAGGTAGTAAGACAAGTTCTTAAACAAGGTTTTTGTGCCTCGATTGTTGATTATTCAACTATTAAGAAACAGCCTTTCTTTAAGTTTATTAAACCAGAATCCTTTGTATCCTTTAAAGTAGAAACTGTAGATGACGCTCCACGCGTTACACGGTTTATATTCAAAGAGGAACTAGAAAGAGACAATCCTCTTAATGAATTTGAAACAGATACATATGATAAATACACTGTATTAGACATATACAACGGAACATACAGAGTACGTATATATGAAACAAATGAAAACTCAGTAGAACAAATTGGCGTAGATATATTTCCAAAGAAAAATGTAAAGTCTCTTGATAGAATCCCTATTATCATACACGGAACAGATGCAAATAACTACGATATACATCGTTCACGTTTACAAGACATATCTGACCTTAACATATCAGTCTTTCAACGCACAGTTGATCAAGTTCATATGTTACACTACACAGCCCTGCCAACACCTTATATAACAGGCATAGATGCAGATGATCCAAATGTACCTACAACTATTGGACCACAGTCTATATGGCTTATATCTAATCCTGAATCTCAAGTAGGTCTGTTAGAATTTAACGGAACTTCTGCAACAGCACACCAAGACTTCATAAACGCTATTAAAGAAATTATGACATCTATAGGTGCGCAACTCTTAAAGGATCAGGGCATATCTAGAGAGACTGCAACTTCTGTTTTGATAAGAAACAACTCGCAAACTATAACAATCTCTGCAATAGTTAATAATATCACTCTTCAAATGACACAACTGCTTAATATATTTACAGATTGGGCGCAATTACCAACTGATGATATAGAGTATACTCTAAATGCAGACTTAATTAGAGTGGATATGGATGCAAACGGGCAAATTGCGCTGGTTAAATCTTGGATGGATAGCGCAATATCTAAACCCTCTATGTTTGCGAAACTAAAAGAAGGCGAAATTGTACCTGCGGATAGAACTTTTGAAGAAGAAGAGGCTCTTATAAAACTGTATAAATCTGATTCTAAGGATGCAGATTTAAAGAAAGTAGAAGCAGAAACAGATCTCATAAAGAAACAGGAAACTATAGCAGGACAAAATCCTGATTCTACAGGTAAAGGACAAACTAAAAACGATTCATCTGGAACTAATTTATCTCCAGGAAATACAACGGGAGATTCTCTTTCAACTAAACAGGTGTAATATATGTTCAAAAGGATTCTGATGGATGAAGATACAGCAAAGGGTAGATTGATAGATGACATTTTACAACTTGAGAAATTAGAAGAAACACATATACACAACGTATATACTACTATGATACGTAATTTATTAGACTATAGGAAAAAGCTATATGAGTGCAAGCAAGACACAAAAATAGCTTAAAATGTATAAAGTAAAATAAAAATGAAGTGGTAAACGAGGCATCGGGTAAATTTGTCATTTACTTTCCACTTCTTCTATACTAGACACTCTGACAGGAGACCAATATGAAGATTCATAATAAAAAGTGTGAGAATTGTGGTGAGCCAGTACAATTTACAACAGAACAGTTATATAAAAGAGTTTATTTGACATGTTCTACTAAGTGTACAAATGACTTGAAGTATGAAGCAAATAGGGTGAAGGTTAAATGCTATATATGTAATAAAGAATTTAATTACAAAAAATCACATTATATTAAGCTAAAGGATCCAGATAGAGTTACATGCTCAAGATCATGTTCAGCAAAGAATAGATCTGAATACATGCAAGGTGAAGGAAATCATCAACATGGATTGACTGGAGAATTAAATTCTTCTTTTATTCCTGGTGATTTAGTTGGTGATAGTGGATATGTATCATCAATAGCTCCAAGCAATCATCCTAGAGCAAAATCTGGAAGATTCTTAAAACATATTCTTGTTATGGAAGAAAAGATTGGAAGATATTTAAAATATTATGGAAAATCACACGGAGATAATGAAATTGTCCATCATATAGATAGAAATAAATTAAATAATCACATAGATAATTTAATTTTAATGACTATGGCAAGTCATTTATCACTACACAATACTGAAGATAAAGAAAGACATGTAAAAGGAATGAATACGCAAAAAATGTTTGATGAATGTGGTGTTAGCAAAATAAGAAAAATGTATAAAAATAAAAGAATTACTCAATCTGAAATTGCAAACATGTATGGAGTTTCTCAAAGTGTTATATCATCAATTATAATTGGAAGTAAAAAATGCTACATGGATTGAAAAATGAAAATCGTTTAATTTTATATTCTGGCAAATTATCTAAAAAGTATGATAATGATGCTGGTGTAGTGTTGGGATAGTTAAACCTAGGTCTGGAATGTCATTTAGGAATAAAATAGAAACAGGAGCTGGAGTAATAGATTCTGATTTCAGAGGAATTGTTATGGTTCATCTTTACAATCACAATGAACATGATGAATTTAGAATAAAAAAGGGTGATAGAATAGCACAGCTACTAATTATCCCAGTAGACACAAGGGAATATATAATTGAAGAATTTACTGATGAAACAGAAAGAGGCTCTAATGGCTTCGGAAGTACTGGGAAATAACAATGTTAAACTATAAACGTCTTTGGAATACAGTTCTATACAATAATAAAAAGAATAAGTATGGATGGACATTTGATTCATCACTAGGTGATAATGGTGGATGGGTATCAAGCACAGAGAAAGTTATAAATGGCAATTTCTCTAATGATACAGGTTGGACTAAAGGTGCAGGATGGACAATAGCTAATGGGATAGCGTCTTGTGATGGAACTGCATCTGTCAACACCAATATTGCTGTAGCTTTAATTTCTGGGGCTAAATACCTATGTTCTATAGATATAGTTGAAGGAACAGGTGGTGGAATAAAATTTAAGCTTGGAACAACACTGAGCGCAGCTAGTAATACATCTGGAACTTTTGAAGTAATTGTTACAGCTAATGGAACAGCACTTGCATTTCAATCAGAAGCAACATTCGATGAATCAGTAGATAATATATCAGTAAGAGAAATAAACTTATTATGAAAGAGTATCAACCAATACTAATCTTAGCAATAATAGCAATAATACTATTAGCACAAATATAAACACAGGGGATATATATGCCAACTTTAAAAGAAATACTTGAAAAACAATTTGGTGATGATAAAGAAGGTCTGAAATCTGCTTTAGATCAAGCAGGATTAGAATCAACTGCATTATCAGACAACACTACAAAAGGCTTGAAAAAGAAGCGCGATGATTTAATTGAAGCTAATAAAAAGCTAAAAGATAATCAATTGCCTGATGATTTCAATATGGAAGAGTACGACAAACTCTTAGAAGATAAAGACAAGCTTGAAAAAGACGCTTTGGATGCAGAGCATGACAAATTAGTACAAACAGAAGCTTGGGATACATTAAAATCTCAACTTAATACAACAAACAAGAAAACATTTGATGAAATGGTTGATAAGAAAGATAAGGACTTAACTTCTATAACCTCTGCATATTTCAACGAAAAGAAAACTAATGACATCCTTAAAATATTAGATACAGAGAAAGCTAACTCAACTTTACTCTTACCTCATATTATGCCTAGCTTGGATGTAGTCCTAAACACTGAAACTAACCAATATGAAACTATTGTGGTAGATGCATTAGGCAAACAGCGTACTGTAGCAGAAACAGGTGATATTATGACTATTAAAAATCTTGTAAATGATTTTAAAGCCAATGATGCATTTGCAGTAGCTTTTCCTGAAGCTAATAGCGGATCTGGACAAGGTGCTAACTTACCAGGAAATAGTGGAACAACAAACAATCCTTTTAAGAAAGGCGATTCTTGGAACCTAACTTCACAAGCTAAACTACGTAGAGATAATCCAGACTTGGCTAAATCTATGCAGAAAGCGGCAGGACAATAACCAAAATTTAGAGGTAGATTTTATTTAGTATCTTAGTTCCATACTAAATCCTACCTCTTCCTACTAACTCCTTCTAAAACAATAACTTAGTTAATAAAAAGCTTGCAATTTGTAATAGAATATGTAATAATTTCTATATATAAATAGTGCAAAGCACTTTCCATGTTAGGCATGGACATTTCCGAAGCTAGGCTGAAGAGTTGAAAATATTAAATATTTTTCACAACTCTTAGCTTATAAAAATTCCTAAGAGTTAATAATAACCTTTTAGGAGTTTATCAAATGGCAACAGTACAACTTGCTGATATTTACGAAGTCGAAACATTCAACCAATCTGTTCAAGAATCTGCAATCGAATTAAATCGTTTTATTTCATCTGGTGTAATGATCCAAGATCCACGCATTGATGAGATGGTAGCTATTGGTGGTATGGTAGGCGAATTACCATTCTACAATGCACTTACTAACGATGAGCCAGATTATACAACTGACGATCCTACTGATGTTTTAGTTCCTGCAAAAATTGATTCTGGAACACAAATCTTCCGTTTAGCTAACCAAGCAAAAGGTTGGTCTACAATGGATCTTTCTCGTCAATTGGCATTAGCTGATCCTCTTAGTGCAATTACAGGCTCTATTGGTCACTACTGGGCAACAAACTCACAAAACCGTTTAGTATCTACCTCTATTGGTGTTATCGCTGATAACATTGCAAATGATGATGGTGATATGGTAAATGTTATTGCTATCGCTGATGGTGATAATGCTACTGCTGCAAACTTAATTTCTGCTGAAGCAGTCATTGATGCTCAATCTACGCTTGGTGATCATTCTTCTAAGATTACTGCTATTGCTATGCACTCTGTTGTATATGCTAATCTTAAGAAGCAAAACCTTATTGATTTTATTCCTAATGCACGTGGTGAAATTAATATCCCTACGTATTTAGGTCTATCTGTTATTGAAGATGATAACTTAACTGTTGTAGCTGGTGGAACATCTGGTTTCATCTATACTTCAATCTTGTTCGGCTCAGGAGTATTTGCCTACGGAACTTCTCCAGCCTTAGTGCCTTCTGAGTTAGAACGCTCTGCATTAGTTGGGCAGGGTGGTGGTCAAGATGTAATTGTTGCACGTAGAAATGAAATAATCCATCCTAATGGATTTGCATTTGCATCTAATGGCTTAACAGCTGGTGTGTCTGCTAATCGTGCCGCATTGGAGTTAGCAACACAATGGGATCGTGTGTATGCTAATCGCAAGAATATTGCAATGGCAGCTTTGAAGACTAATGGTTAATCTATAAGTTTGGTAGTGTAGCACTTTTGTTACACTACATTTTTATTATACAGGAGATTTACCATGGTTAGTATGACAAATAAAGCAACAGATGAGATGCACCCAATGGCTAAAGAAGCAACAGCCCCGAAAGCACCACCTTCTGTAAATAAAATTCAAGAGAAGCAAAAAGTTAAAGCTGAAGAAAAAGTAGCTGAATCTAAAGGCAAACCAACGCTTGCAGAATTAGTTAAAAGTAATCAGAAAAGAACTCTAAGGCTTGCTGTTGAAAAAGATAAAAGGAATAAATAATGGCAATCCCAACAATTTCCAGTGCCGAAGCAACAGATGCGACTACGCTAGTAGTTACATTTTCTGTAGCGGTAGCAATAGCTGATTTAACAGGAATTACAATTGATCAGGATGGTGCTGTATCAGTAGAGAGTGTTGATATAACTGACGCAGTAGCAACTTTCACAACAGGCACTATGACATATGATGATTTAACAATTTCATTTGCTTCTGATAATACTGTAACTGCTGTATCTGGTGGAGAGTCACTAGCTGAAACTTTACTTGAAGATGTTACTAATAGTCTTGATACAGTTCCAGTCATAGTAACTGCTGTTGCAACAAATTCAACTACAATCGTAGTTACATTTAATGGTTCTGTTCAGATGACTGATCTTACAGGTATTTCTGTAAGTGATGGTGAGAATATTGCAGTAATTAGTGCTATAGTCGATACAACAACCATTGCATTTAATACAGGCACTATTAATGACGATGATACTGTAACTATTTCATTTACAAGTGCAAATACAATTAGTTCTGATCCTGATGATGATGGATTAGTAGAAGCTTTATTGGAAGCTGTTACTAATAGTATCTCTGGATTCTCGGATGCTGATTTACAAGCATCTGCACGTATTCATACTGCTGTGGATGTATTAGCTCAAGCAACTAAAGATTCTTGTGTAGCGGCTTGTGGGTAATAGATGATGGTTATGCAATCAGGATATGCTGATATTGCTTACGCAAACTCTGTAAATTCAACTACAGAGTGGCGTACAGCATCATTAGCAAATAAAAACTATGCCTTGTCTATGGGTAGATTTTATATTGATTCTAAATATACTTGTATAGATTTTGATGAGACATATTTAGATGAAGAATTAGAATATCCTGATGAATTACTAACTGCTAATTCAATACTAGCAGAAGCATATCTACTAGATACTCTATTTATAACTGTTGAAACTACAGGCTCTATGATACTTAATCGTGTTAAAGCAGGAGATGTAGAATCAGAGAAGGAATTTTCTAATAATGGAAGAAGTCCTTTGACAATAGATAGATTTCAAGATGTTACACTCTTGCTAAGCCAATTTTGTTCCTATGGCAATGGTACTAGGACGCTTACAAGAGTATGAACACTAGAAAACAAAAATTAGAGCATGAAAATAAAAAATCTTATGTTTTAATTTTTGTTTCTTATTGTTATGACGGATTCTATTTAGTTGTTGATGGAATCAAATGCAGTAGAGCATTTAAGACATATAGTGGTGCAAGTAATGGGTCTTCGTGAAACAGTTAATACAGAAATAGCTAAAGCTATGGAAACAGATTTGAAAGATGCTGTTTTTGATTTTGTATTTACTACATATATAACTTCTGGATATGATGTAGATGCAGGAGCACCAGTAGAAACTACATCAACAGATACAATAAGAGGATTTGTTGTAAAGTATGTTGTTGGTGAGATAGTAGATGTTGCAACTATAAAAGATACTGCAATAATACTAATTATGAGTGATGATGCTACAATAGATTTCTTAATAGATATGAAAGTTACATTTAATGATAAAGATTTTAAAATAAATGGAATATCTAGAGATCCAGCAAGTGCTTCTTGGAAGCTTTGGTGCAGGGGAATATAATGGGCGTTGTAAGAACAAAGAAAACATTTGGTGAATTTGCTAATATAATAGAAGAAGCTGTTGATGGCATTAAAAGAAATGTAGCTCAAGAGATTTATAATGAGTTAATAAAAAAAGGAACTCCATATGATACTGGTACGTTAGTTCATAGCTGGAGAGTCAGCACAGCAACTAGAGGAACTGACGCAAAGGGAGTTACGCAGGAGGGAGTTATACCAGAAGTTTTTGATCATGGTGGTGTTTACCCTAGTCCAATTGTTCTTAATGCAAAATACAAAAGTAGTAAAAGACCATTTTATGTATATAATAATCAACCATATGTTACCAAATTAAACGATTCTCAAAAATGGTACAAATGGATAGATGGAGCTGTTGAAAGAGCTATGAATCGAGTAAACAATATGCCAATAAAATATGCCTAATCTAGATACAACAAGAAAAGATTTATCAAATCTATTTACTGATGGATGGAATAGCACAACACCAATAGTATATGATAATATAAAATCTACAAATAATAGTGCAAATGAATTTGTCGAAGTTAGATTTGTAGTTTATGATTCTAACAATATTGCTGTAGGTTCACAGGATTATAAAGCAATAAGACACACTGGTGTTTTTGCTGTGGTGATAAACGTAGAACTAAATAATGGTTCTGGTAATGCTTGGAGATATGCAGATCAAATAAAAGATTTCATGTCTAATAAGCAAGTGTCATCAGGCCTATTCACACTAGGAACAGAAGTTAGAAGAAATGGTGACACACAGGATGGATACTTTAGTCTTATATGTGATACTAGATATTCTTCTGATGAATTTTAAAAAGAGTCCATTAATGGACATTTATAATATAACACTTAAAGGTGAACAATAATGGCTTCTACAAATACAACTTCAATAGGCTACTTGAAAGAAACTACTACTCCAGGCGTGATTGAGGCTACACCACTATTTCAATTACTACCTGTTACATCCAGCTCACTAACAAAGAATATTACGACTGCCACATCAGAGGTTATTCGTGATGATAGACAGACTGATGATTTAACTGTTGTTGATGCTGATGTTTCTGGTGATATAGGGTTTGAATTATCTTATGCTCCTTGGAAGCCTTTGATGATTGCATTACTTCAGAATGAAGGACAGTCTACTACAGTATCAGAAATTACTACCGTAGATGCTGATTATGCAGCATCAACATTCGGAGCAACTGGTATTGGTACTGATAGAGCAGTTGGTGATTCTGTTTACATATCTTCTTCTACAGATTCAGATATTGACGGAACATATACAATTACTACTGTGACAGGCACATTACTAACTGTAACACCAGCTCCAAGAGGTACAGCAGATGCATCTGATTGTGTAGTTCGTGAAAACATAATTCATAAAAATGGAGCATTGGTTCCTAATAGCTATACATTCCGTTCTGTTTATCAAAATGATGCAGGAACACCTTACTACTTCTATTCAGCTGGGTGTCAAGTTTCTTCAATGGCATTTACGTTCTCTACTGGATCTATCTTAACAGCGACAATGTCTGTAATTGGACTGAGTGAGATTTCTCAATCTACTTTATATGATAGTGATCCTACACCCACAGTAATCCCAGCATACACTATTATGAATAGTGTTACATCAGTAGGTTCTATTTCTATTGATGGTGTATCTACTGGAACATGTAAATTTAGCTCTCTTAGTCTTACTGTTGATAATAATATCAATAAAGCTAGTTCTATAGGAGTCTTAGGTGCATGTGCATTAGCTAGTTATAGCTTAAATGTTACAGGGAACATTGAAATCTACTTCAATAATCTAGAAGCATACGCTAAATTCCAAGCAGCTGAATCATTTTCAATCGGACTGTCTCTAGAAGATGGTGACAAGAATATGATTGCTATTAATTTGAAGACATGTAAATTTGAGTCATTAACTCATCCAGTATCAGGTCGTGACCAATTCCTAATGGAATCAGGAACTTTCCGTTCTCTTAGAGATACTGCTGGTAATTCTATGGTAGAATTTACATTTTCTGATGTATAATAGCACTAAAGAGTTTGTCAGAAATGGCTAACACTTGGCTTGAGGTACTCTTCCTGTGGATGCCTCTCTCCATTTTAATATGTGAAATCACAGGTCTTACTAATACTATATATAGAATAAAACACAGGACTTATAATATGAAAAAAGTTACAAATACGAACTCAGATCACCAAATTAATGGTGTATGGACTACGGATTATAATGATGTATCATTATTAATTGCAAGAGCTGATTCTGCTAATGCAAATTATGAGAATGTTCTTACGAGAGCTATGGCTCCTCATAAGAAGAAAATGGAAAGAGGAAAATCACTAGATAATGCTACTGCAAAGCGCATAATGATTAAAGTTGTTTCTGAAACTATCCTTTTGGGTTGGAATAAAAAGGGTCACGCAGGAAAAACTGTTAATGATGATGACGGAACACCAGCATCATATAGTATTGAGAACGCTGTTGATCTATTAAATATTGACCCAGACTTACGCAAGTTTGTTGATGATTATTCTACTGATATTGATAACTACTTAGATGTAGAGGGTATCGCAAAAAAATAATCAGCCGAGTAAACTGGAACATAGAGTTTGGCCCTGTCATTGATGATTTTAAAGAGATGTACAGGAATGGAGAGGAATCTCCTATTGATATTTATCCTAAATTAGATCGTTTTGAAGAACTAGTCTGTAAAAGATTTTTAATGATTAGTCAAATGCGATCTGGTGAAGGATTAATAACAGCTTCTGATTACTTGGCATCGTTTAAATTACTCAATATGTGGAAAAATGTGCATATCCTACTACCAATCTTCATAAAAGTTGATAAAGAAACAACTAAATTCAATCAAGCAAATAAGAAAAGACTTCAAGAAAAAGAAGTCGCAAAGAAGAAAATCAAAAAATAGGATTATATTATGGCTGTTAGTATTGGTGCAAAAATTGAGATTAGTGCTAGTGAAGCTAACCGTGAACTACAAATTTTATTAGATAGACTTACTAGAACTGACTCCACTACATTGAGACTAGTTGGTGCAATAGAAAAACTTGAGACAGAGCAAAAAAGATTAGCTAAAAATACCCGTGAAGTAGCAACTGAGGATATGAAGGTTTCATCAGCTAAAAAAATAAGAATCTCTGATAGCAAAAAATTATCACAAGCATTTACAGATGAAACAGCTAAAATAAGATCTCATGTTGATATGCTTGGTAAAGAATCAAAAGCTCTTAATAATCTTCATTCAGAAGCAATTCGTATGAATAAAGATTTTGATTCAGCTAAAGTAAAAGCTGATGCTTTATCATCAGCAATGAATAAATTATCAAATTCAACAATGAGTTATTCAAACTCAGTAAAATCTGCAAAAACATCTTCAAACACACTTAAAAAATCTTTTGAGGGGCAAAGTAAAATAGCTGGAGGGATTGGTGGGGCTTTTAGTAATATGGCTCTTGCTGTTGGCGTAGCTATGGGTTCATATACTGCTAGTACAAAAATGGCAGGAAAAGAATCTCAAACTTTAAACAATACAACAAAAGAATTAAGTAGTAATACTGAAAAGCTATCTAGTGGAAATAGAAGGCTTGCTAAAAATACACAAGGTGCTGCTAAATCAATGGATTTGTTGAATGAAGCGTCATCTGCTGTAAGTCATATTTGGCGCATAGTATTAGGTTACTATATGGCTAAGCAAATGGCTGATATAGCATTAGCTTTTGAGCACACAGCCGAGAATGTAGAATTGCTTGGCAAGAAGATGGCTCACTTTACAAATGAAGCAAATTCACTTGATACAATAGTTAGTAAGTCTATTGAAATAGGTTATTCAATACAAGACTTAGGTAAGATTGTTACTAGGTTTTCTATTACTACTAAAGGTATGTATAATACAGAAGAGATGACTAAATGGGCTGAAACACTTGTAAGAAGTGCAAGAGCCGCTGGAACATCTACTATGGAATTAAATAGTGCATTAATACAGTTATCACAGTCTTTCTCAGCAGGAAGATTGATGGGTGATGAGTATCGTTCTATATCAGAGAACTTGCCAATGCTAAAACAAGCATTAGAGCAAGTATTTGAAGGAACGGAAGATGCAGGAGTTGGTCTCAAAAAATTGTCATCACAAGGAAAAATTACTACTGAAGTATTAATACAAGCATTTGATATACTAGGGGTTACAATTCAAGATATACCAGGAACTATAAATACTATTGATGCTGCATTATCAAGATTTAATTCATCCTGGCAAATATTTACTAAAGAAGTCAATGATGGATCAACATCATTAAAAGATTTCATAAATATTATGGCTGGAATATTAACTCATATCAGTGAAAATCAAGCTGCCATAGATGGCCTAAGCAGGACTAGTAAAAAACTATCAAAAGAAACAAAAGAATATGCTGATATTATTAGAAGCGTTATTGATGTTCTTAAAGATTTAATACCTTTGGTCCCATCAATAAAAACTTTCGCAGCAGCTATGGCAAGAGCTTTTGGAGTTAAAGCAGCAGCGGCTCTATGGACTTGGGCAAAAGATGCTACAGCAGCTGGATTGGCAATGACTACCTTTTCAATACTTGCTCCTATTGGTGTTATGATTGGTAAGTTTGTAACATTGATAGGAGGCTTGCCAGGTGTATTGGCTTTGGCGGCTTATGGCTTGTTTGATTTACACCAAGGATTTGTTGAAAATAGAGAGGCTGCTAGAGAATTATCACGTGAAGTGCAAACTCTAACTTATTCATATGCTAGTCTTTTGGAAATATATGATAATATAGATGCTGAAGAAGAAGCAAGAACATTAATTGCACTAACTCAAGGAAAGGTTCGATTACAAGCAATATTAAATGAGAAAATAGCCACTGAAAATTTATTGAGTCAATTAAGAGAGTTACAAGCGCATATAGATGCTATAACAGATAAGACTCCATTAAATTTAGTTGGAGAAGATGAAACTGATAAGATAATAAGATTGAATAAAGAACTTCATACAATG